TTACTTTTTCTGTAAGACAAGTAGGTACAAACTGTGGATGTATAGGACCTAAAGCTGTATCATATGCAAATGGTGCTGTGTGGTGGATGTCAGCTGAAGGTGGATTTTTTGTCTTTGATGGTACAGTAAAATCATTGCCGTGTTTAGTAGAAGACTTTGTATTTAATACAGATGGTGACAATTTAGGGATTAACTATGGAGCTTCTGAAATTGTTTACTCTTCACCAAATGCTTTATATACGGAAATTAATTGGTTCTATCCTAAATCTGGATCTAAACAAATAGATAGATGCGTGACTTATAACTATTCAGAGAATGTGTTTACTACATCTTCTGTAGATAGATCTAGTTATCAAGATCAAGGAGTGTATAGTTTACCTTATGCAACGGATTATGATTCTACAGCTTTACCTGTTTTTTCTGCTATCAGTGGTCTAACTAGCAAGTATGGTGCATCTATTTACTATGCTCATGAAGTGGGCGATGATCAGGTCAATAGTTCTGGCACCACTTCTATCGATGCATTTATTAAATCTGGAGACTGGGATATTACATCAAGAAGAAGTCCTTTAGGACAGATGACGGGTGTAGCAGATTACAGAGGAGATGGAGAGTTCTTTATGTCCGTAAAAAGATTTATACCTGATTTTAAATATTTAAGAGGTAATTCACAAGTTACATTATTTTTAAATGATTACCCTGACAATGCTCCTGTAGGTTCACCTTTAGGTCCCTTTACAATAACATCAACCACTGATAAAGTAGATACCCGAGCTCGAGGAAGATTAGTATCAATTCAAATAGCCAATACATCTACAGGCGAATCTTGGAGATACGGAACTTTTAGACTTGATGCACAACCGGATGGAAGAAGATAATGAATATATACGATATACCAGAATTACGACAATATTTAAATTCACGAGGTCTTGAAAGTTTATATTCAAATCCAACGTATATAGAAAAACAGAATGTAAATCCTTTCTTTCAGCCGTATGAGCCGTATGAAAATCCAATTTACCAAATGAAACAACTACAGGGAATGATTCCAACAGGCATCATGACTCAAATAGATCAAGGTGAATTTACAGATGATGCAGGTTATGAAGAAGATTATTACGAAGATTTTCCACAAAAATTTAAGCCTGGTTTAAATATAGATTTTGCAAAACAAGCAGCAAAAGGTCTTTTAGGTTTGTTTAAAAGAAACCCTGTTATAACAGGTATAGGAGGTTTATTAGGATTATTAGGAGATAGGTTTAATTTACCAGGAGTAGTGGGTGGTGCAGATTTAAGAGGAGACACAGGTTTCGATACATTTAGAAGATCAACCAGTCTTGCAGATTTTTTTAGAAGACAAAGAGATAAAAAAGCTAGAGAAGAGGCTGCAAGAATAGGTGCAGCAAAACAAAAAGCAATAATTGCAAGCCAACAAGTAGATACTGGAGGAGGTCCGGGAAGTAGACCTGGAGGTTTTGGAGAAGGTGCAGGTGATTTTAGTCCTTCAAACCCAACAGCAACAGAAGGTAGTTTCTAATGGCTAAAGTAACAGCATACATACCGGAACCTGCACCGCAATACGAGGCAGAAAACCAAAGACAAATTATAGAAGCGTTGGCTACCATGCAACAACAACTTAATTTTTCTTTTCAACAAGATTTAAAAAACGAACAGGATGCATTTAATTATTTCTTATCATGAGTATATTTTATAAAAACCAAGGTTTTAAACAATCTGATACATCTAAAGCTACCGTGCTTACTTGCCCCACTGATGGTGCAATTATAGTTAAAAGTATATACTGTGCTAATAATGATGCATCTTCATCTATCGTAGTAAATATGAACTTTGTTGATTCTTCTGATTCCAGCACTGAATATGAATTTTTTAGAGATGATGTGCCCGCTAAGACGCAAGTAAATGCTTCACCACAAGGCTTGAATTTAGAAGCAGGAGATGCTATAACTGTACAAGCAGCTACAGGAAGTAGTAAAATACAAGGCGTAATAAGTTACGCTTTAATAAACAGAGAGAATGAAAACGGATAACATAATTAAGATAGATTGCACTACGATAACTACGTGGCGTAATACTAAAACTAACGAAGTGTTTAAAGAAAAGAAAGAAGGACCTGATATAGTACAAGATGTAACTGTGCAGGTATCTCCGAAAGGTTTAGACATGATACAGAAAGCGATGAGTAACAATGACAATAAATCAAAACCCTAAAGGCGGAACTGAAATACAATTAGACTATTTGCAAAAATACGTCGATAATAAATTATTATCTGAAGTACAGATATGTACATCTGTGCCAGGTAAAGTACCTTTACATCCTACAAAAGTAAATATCCTATGGCAAAAAAATTCTTACGATCAAAGTAATTTATATTACTGGTTTAAAGATAAATCTAATCACGACAAGTACGACTGGTATGTGTTTAACAGTCATTGGAACTATGAACATTTTAGAGATCAATTTGATATACCCACACATAAATCTGTGGTTATTAAAAATGGTATAGATAAAATAGGTAAGTCTGCTCCGTATCAAAAAGGTCAACCTATAAGAATTATTCATCAAAACACACCTTGGAGAGGATTGTCTGTATTATTAGGAGCGATGCAGTTAGTTAAAAATCCTTTAATAAGTTTAGATGTTTATTCTTCTTGTGAAGTTTATGGTAAAGCTTTTTATGATCAAAACGATCATGCTTACAAAGAACTTTACAAACAAGCTGAACAATTACCGAATGTTAATTACATAGGATATAAACCAAATAATTTTATAAAAGATCACTTACACAATTATCAAATGTATGTGTACCCTAGTATTTTTGAAGAAACGTTTTGTATATCTTTATTAGAGTGTATGGCCGCAGGGTTGTATTGTATTACAACTAACTATGGAGCTTTGTTTGAAACAGGTGCAGAGTTTCCAATGTATATACCTTATGAAAAAAATTATAAATTACTAGCTCAAAAATTTGCATACGGTATAGATGCTGCAGCTGAAAGCTTACACAGAACAGAAATACATAATCATTTAGAATGTCAATCTGCATATGCACAAGCATATTATGGTTGGAATAAAATAGGCACGTCTTGGAAAAGATTTTTGGAGGGAGCGGTAAATGCAAAAAAGTAGTAAAGCGCCAGGCGCAAACAATGAACCCATCTGGTTTAATAAGCCATCTACGAAAGGGGACACCGAAGTTACCACGATCCATATTGGAACGAACTCTAAACACAAAATAATGGTATGCACACCTGTGCACAGTGATGTATCTATGCATTACTGTCAAGCTGTTTTAAAGTTTCAACAAGAATGCATGCAAAGAAAAATACTTGTAAGTTTTACTTTGATGAAATCATCATTAGTTACACAAGGTAGAAATTTATGCGTGGCTGAAATGTTAAATCATGCTGATCATTATACACATTTATTATTTATAGACTCAGATATAGACTTTCAATCTAAAACTATCTTTACTATGCTAGAAAAAGATAAGGATGTAATTGGCTGTCCTTATCCTATGAAATCATTTGACTGGGACAAAACGTGGAGAAGAATGACAACAAAACATAGAGCTATAAATGATAAAGACGATTTATCAAAAGCAGGCTATACTTTTCCTTTGAAAGTAGAAGATCCACAAAGAATACAAGTAGAAGATGGAGTAGCAGAAGTAACTCACGCTCCTACTGGCTGTCTGTTAATTAAAAGAGAAGTCATAGAAAAAATGATGAAACGATACCCTGAACTAGAAATATATCAGCCAACTATAATTAATGGTAACACAGAGAAAAAAGACAATATGTTCAATCTTTTTGACACCCTTCATGATCCTAAAACTAAACGATACTTTGGTGAAGACTTTGGATTTTGTCAAAGATGGTCAGATATGGGTGGTAAAATACATGTATATTTAAAAGATTATATTACCCACGTTGGTGAGTACTCTTATTGTGGTAGATTTTGGGACGACTTGTACCAAGGAAGTCAGCCTCTCAAAGGTGTTGACGATAGTAAAAAAATCAAATAAAGTGTGATATTTCAGGATTAGTACGCCTGCCTTATAAACTAAATTTAGACAAAATTATGGCATTAACAAACACTACAAAAGCAAAAGAATTCGTAGCAGGAGCACCTTTAATTAAATTAAAAGGTGATCTAAGACCTAAACAAGATATGAAAATGGCTGGTTATTTAGATCCTATGTCAGAAAAAAATGACATGGCCATGGAAATGTTTGGTAAACAATTAAACGAGTTATCAGAGTCAGAATTAGAATTATTAGATGAAGAGATTGATAGATTAAGATCTAAGTTTATGGCAGATGGCGGTAGAGCACAATACGGTTTAGGTAGTATAGTTAAGTCCGTTAAGAAAGCTGTTAAAGGTGTAGGTAAAGGTATTAAAAGTCTTGCTAAATCACCTCTTGGATTAGTAGCTTTAAATTTTGCACCTATGCTAATACCAGGTGGAGCTAGCACTTTTTTTGGTGGAAAAAATGCGATGTTTAACATGGGTAATATATTAGGTTTAAAAGAAGGGGCTGACGCAATGAACGCTCTTAAAGTAGGTGGAGCTGGTGCAGTCATTACAGGTTTACTTGCGGAGAGAGAACAGAAAGACGGTGAACCTAATAATGAGTATGCTCAAAGAAGAGCACAAGTAAATGATCAATTAAAAGTACAATTTTCTAGACTATATCCTAAAGGAGAAAATGAGACACCTGAAGACTATGATGTAAGAATAAGTGCTATGGTAGAATCAGCTGATGACCAAACAATTACCCCTGGTCAGTTTGCTGTGGGTGGTAGAGTTGGTTTAGCTTCAGGTGCTAATGATAGATATGAAGCAAAGATAAAAGAATTAATGGATAAAGGTTTAAGTAGAGAATTAGCTGAAGCATTAGTTCTATCAGAATTATCTCCTGAAGCTTATACAATTTTAGACAAAAAAGCTGAAGGTGGTAGAGTTAGCCGTGCATTTGGTTCTGATAAGTTAGTGGAACAGGCATCAGGCATCGAGGGCCTACCTATAAACATGAATTCTAAAGGTGTAAAAGAATTAGATATGAGAGAAACAGGTGGATTTATACCACCAGTTGGTGTAAAAGAAAAAGCTGATGATATCCCTGCGATGTTATCAAATAACGAATTCGTATTTACCGCTGATGCAGTGAGAGCTGCAGGTGGTGGAAGTGTCAACAAAGGGGCTCAAAGAATGTATGATCTTATGAAAACCCTGGAAAGTAAGGTAGGATAATGGCAGAAGTTTCAACAGTTTCAACATTACCAGCACCGTTTATTGAAGCGGCAGGTAAAACATATTTAGCAGATTTACAAAAAGCTATTGGTGATCTACGTGGTGTAGATCTATCTAAAGTTATGGGTCCACAGTTTGTGGCTCCTACATCAGCTATTACACAAGAGGCTCAAGCGTTAAGAGGTGGATTAGGATCTTTTGCACCATTCCTACAAACAGCTGCAGCTAGCACAGGGCCACAAGCCTATCAACAATTTATGTCTCCGTATCAACAAGATGTAATATCTGAAACGTTAAAAGAGTTTGATGTACAAGCGGCAAAAGGAATTCCTAGTATTGCAGCTAACGCTGTATCAAGAGGTGTTCTTGGTGGTGGTAGAGAAGGAGTTGTAAGATCAGAGTATCAAACAACAAGCGACAGGAACCGGGCAGCATTACAAGCACAATTATTACAACAAGGTTTTGGTCAAGCTCAACAAGCAGCTCAACAAAATTTCCTAAACCAAATGGGATTAGCTCAAGCTGCTCCACAATTATTTGGTCAACAGATTTCAGCTTTGGGTGCA